CCAATTGTAAGAGTGGCGGCTGTAAAATTCATTAGTCGTCCTCCATAGTTACATAGTATATATCAATTATGTATCATGTTGATACAAAAGTCTGTAACTGTTACTACTAAATCACTCTTTATTGTCTTGGATCAAATATAATCAACCCTTTTATGATGTTCTGGAACCACTTTTGTTAAGGTTATTGATAAAAGTCCGTCTTCAAATACGACGTTTGAGACCTCAGTATCTTCAGCGAGGGTCCAGGATCTTTCAAAGTTTCTCTGAGCCAATCCCTTGTAGATAAACGTTCCCTCTTCTTTAGATGGTTCCTTTTCCCCCCTGACAAAAAGTTTTCCATACTCGGTGTAAGCATTTACTTGCTCCTTTTTGAATCCTGCTAGTGCGATTTCTAATCTGGTTTCACTATTATTTACCTGATAAACATTATAGGGTGGATAGTTATTCACAGCAGAACCTAAAACTCTATCAAAATACTCATCCATTCCAATTGAGTTTTTTGAAATACGATCCATCAACTGCTCAATGTTGGCAGCATTATACTTTGCAAGTGACATGTGACTTCTCCTTAATAAGCGAGATTGTGTTGTGTGGACCCTTACGGCGTCCAAGTTATATATCTAACACACATTCCCATTTTTGTCAAGTGCTTGTAGGGTTTACAACACCTAACTTGATAAGTAGGGGCAGATAGTTATATTTTTCTGGTAACAATTCTATATCTTCAACATTCTTCCAAGTTTGCCTTCTTGTAAGTTTTCCTAATACACCTACATCAACTTCAAAATATTTTGCCAAACTCTCCTGTGTAATATTTGTAAAGTCTCTTCTTCTTTTGTAATACCATCTTATAACTTGCACCTCAACTTCTGTAAGTTTAGCACGGGGGGCCCCCTCACCAGACATTTGTTCTACAAACCTCTCTCTGGCCGTTGCATATAATTTACTATTCTTATACTTCTGGCCCATGTATATAACTGCGTGTAGGGCCTTACGCGTCCTTGTAGTATTACCATACCTTTGTCTCAACCCCTTCTCCAGTAATAAGTGGGCAACAAAATGCTCTCTTGCAGTAAGTCTTACTACTCTTGAATTATTACCAAATATAGACTTTGGCCATATATGATGCCTCTCTGTGTATTGAGCAGGGGTCTCTCTATTCTCAGCAACCCGCATCAACGCACAATAGTGCTGTAAATACTTCATCTTTGTCTTTGTGGTTAGAAGTATTTATAAGAGTTGTTGCAAACAAAAAGGGGGCCCAAGCCCCCTTTTTACGCTGTGTCTTATCAATAACCACAAAGACAAGACATCATTATTTATACAAAAAAAGGGAGAAGTTCTCACCTCTCCCTTATAGGGTGTTCCGATTGTAGAGTGTGCCGCACGAAAAGCACGAAACTATTTATCAACCTTCCTCAGTTTTTCCTCTCTTACCGATATTATACTTCTGCTCCAATGTCCAATCACCCTTATCTTTATAAGAGAGAACCTTGATTTGATTCAATGGTGAAATGTCAAGGACAGAATCTTCTTTGACAATTGTGATAAGTCCCCAATCTGAAAGGAGTTTAGTAATACGATTCCTTCTCTGAACATCATTTACAGTAAGGTTGGCATATTTACCATCAAGAGCAAACAGTTCTTTGAAATGTACAATGAAGTACTTTCCTTGTTTATGAAGAATGTGACATGATTGATACAGCTTCTTCTCTTTCCTCGAAGCCACACCAATACGTGTCAGAGTTTCTCTTACCTTAAGAAAATCATCAGGCTCATTAAGTCTGATCTCGACCATTTGATCTTGAGACCAATTTACCTGAGGTTCAGCAGTTTGGGTCATTTTTTTCCACCAGTGTCAAGTCGTTGTTTGATAAATTCAATTTGTTCATTAGATAGTATTTTCAGAACTTGAGATGCTTTCTCAGTACTATATCCATAGTATTGTTTAACAAACTCTAAATCTGATACCTTTTCTTTTTTTATCCAAGGAGAGAATCTCTTCCTCTTTCTCAATATATTTAGATAAAAATTATACTGCATGTCTTTATCTAAGAAATGATACTTGTTCATTTCATTAGCAATCAACACACAATCAAGGTGTCCAGAAAAACAACGATTAATAATATAGGGAGGATACTCTTTAACAAGAGTGGAGTCTTCTTCTAAAAGATTCTCCTTTGTAAAGTTGAGAGAGTTCAACCAATCCTTCAATTCAATTGTCATAAATCACAAAATAAGTTTACTACTGGGAGTCTTAATTGTAGAGAACATTTCCTCATACTGTTCTACCAGCTCATCATTTACATTGGCAATATATACAATCCAACGTCTATTGATTTCAAGTTCCTTCTCATCACGATTTAGAAGTGGTGAGTAAGGAGCAAAACCAAGTCTGCCATCACCCTGGTTAAATGCTACAATAGGATTTGAAACTACGATAGTTTCTTCCTTCGTCTCGATCACATCCGCAACCACATCCTCACCAGAGGACATACGAAATACTTTTACATTCATTTAAAATTACACTCCATCATCAAAAAAATTATCTAAAGTTGTTTGTTCTGGTTTCAAAAAGAAATCAGGATAGGTTTTAAAAATAATTGGATCATATCTACTATACACTAATAGTTTGCGAAAATCAATGTCTGCTGGTTTTCTTTTCCAATTATCTCTATCTAAGCAAGGATTTTTGCCAAAAATAAAATTTCCATCTTCACGAAGAGGAATCAAATTTACAGGAGTTTCCCAAATTAATTGTCGATATGGTGTAAGAAGAACATGATAAAAATAATCATAATCTTTTGGGCATTTTTGAGATCTACCATTTTTTAAGTGGGGAGCAGTTTTTCCACCACCTTGAAAGTTAAAGTCAAAACGAGAGCGATAAACTTTTTTTCCAGTTCTTTTGAAAATACCATGATCCATATCAAGTTTATAAACAACTTTTTTTACTTGTCCTCTAACCCACCCTTCTGGTTTTTCAATAAGCAAATCAACACCATTATCAACATGTGGTTCCGCAATGTTAATACTTTGCGAAAGAAAGTATGCTTTTACAATATTCTCACAAGCAGTTCCACCAAAGTTAGTAAACCCATTTTCTCTACTAAGAGGTTTGGTTTCCTCCTCCATCAAAGGTGGCATACATGGAACTAATCTTTGTGCATTTGGAGATCTATTACCCATTACTTAAATTCACACTCCACCATAATTTCAGTTAGACATGCAAGCATATTTATCTCATGATCTGCTACAAATGCCGCCTGATACTGATACTTAGCAATAATGAGAACAGCAGCAGCGATACCACTACCATCCAAGTGTGAATATACTGCGTCGTAAACACTACGAAGAAGTACGTTAGGATCGTTATCAAGATTATCCACGACCCACTTCCTGACCTTAGCAAATTCTTTGTCCCTAAGATTTTTAAAAAGTTCATCGGTTTTTACATTACTAAATGCAGCTAGAATACCAGTATCAATTTTACCACTTACAGAATATCTCTGTAGTTCATTCAGAACACGTCTCCAATCTGGAAAGTGTTTCTGAATAAGTTCTACCAAGACCTTGTTATCATATTCAATACCCTCTGTAGAGAGGATTTGTTGGAGGCGGAGATAGAACTTTCCTGCAAGTTCTTGACGTTCTTTTCCTTTGATTGAGAAGTCAACGACTGCACATCTTGAGTGGAGTGGTTGGATGATTTTGTTTTTGTAGTTGCAGGTGAAGATGAATCTGCAGTTACCAATAAACTCCTCAGTAAACGCCCGTAGGCAGAGTTGAACATCTGGGGTTGTGTTATCTGCCTCATCAATGATGATGACTTTGTGTTTTGCAGACGATGAAAGTGATACGGTCGAAGCGAAATTCTTCGCATTGTTTCTGACAGTGTCGAGAAACCTTCCCTCATCGGATCCATTGATGACATAATAGTCTACTCCAAGTTCGTAACACAATGCTTTGGCGACTGTTGTCTTTCCACAACCAGGTGGACCCGACAACAATAGATTTGGAACTTCACCCTTCTCTACAAATTTTTTGAATGTATTCTTGATACCATCAGGGAGAATACAATCTTCAATAGTCTGTGGTCTGTAAGATTCAACCCAGACGAATTCATTACGCATAGTCATTTCAAAGGTCTCTCAATAATTTCAGACACAATGTCTGTGGCACCCATTACTTCATACATGTATGTTGCACCTGATCTGGGATTTGTATGTTCACCACATGTAAACACATCACACACTGCCTGTCCCTTCTCAGGCCAAGTG